TGTATAGCAACTGAAATCATACGACCAAGTTCTCTACCTTGTTCTTCATCTCCTTCAATAGAAGAACCAGAAGCATCTACGTTTACCACAACACTTGTTGATCCTCCACCCATATCTGAATTTGGAATTATACGACCACCTGAGTTTGGAACAAACATTTCTGGCCCACGTTCTCCAACTATGTAACTTTTCCCAGTACTAACAGGGCCACCATTTGCTCTTTTACTAAAAAATTCACCAAGATCACCAGGAAGTCCGCCTAAGAATGAATTAACACCAAATTGAATGAGAGATCTTTGAATTTGACCAAAAACATTACGAGCTACTTCTCCTAAAGTCATTGTTCCTTTTATAGCTCCATCTATTGCATCAACAAGTCCTGTTTCTACCGAAACAGCAATGCTGTCATATAAAACTTTAGTTCGCTCTAATGATTTATTTAAATCTTTGTTATTAAGATTTCCTTTTTCAGTTAAATCATTAAGTTCTTTTTGTCTTGCTACTATCTTGGCATTTAATTTATCTATAACGTTTAAATTGTCTAGCTCACTAAAACTATTGAAAATACCAGAAGGTTGAACTCCAACAGAAGCTGCTATGTCTGTTTGTTGTTGCTTAGTTGATGTAAAGCTTTGAAAAGTTTTCCTCTGTTCAACTAACAATTTAAGCATTTTATCTTCTGATTGATCTGCTTGACGAAGAATTTTACTCTGTTCAACAGTTCTACTTATAAAGCTACCTATGCCTGAATTTCTTAAAAATTTAGCAAAAGAACTTCTCATAAGAGTCATTATTTGGGCAAAGTCATTACCTAACTTTGTGAATTCATCTCCAAATTCAGTTAAAGCATCAACACCTTCTCTTCCTACTAATCCAATCATACGTTCTCTTGCTAAAGCAAAAGCAGCTTCTTCTCCCTGTAACTTTTGAATTGTCTGCAAATTCTTTTCAAATTGAGTTCCAGTTATTCCTAAAGCTTCTGATAAAGCTCCAACATCTTTTGTGTTTGAGTTCAAAGCTGATCCTAGTTTCCCAAGAGCAGTAATGCTTGTTGTAAATTGTTGCAAAACAGCAGTAGCGACAAGACCACCTGCAAAACCTCCCATCTTACCACCAACCAATGTACCTCCAAAGCCACCAGCAAAACCAGCAGCACCTCCAAGTGGTCCTTGTCCAAATAACAATGGAAACGCTCCAGAGATAAGTCCACTTGATAATGCTGCTCCTACTCCTTTTGGATTAGGCAGAAGTGGTTTTTTACCTCCTCCTATTCGACTTGCTAAATCTTTATTGTTTTTCCTTGCTTTTGTATTTTCTAATATTGCTGTCGTTTCAAGGTCTATATTTTTAATTTGCTTTGCTGCTGCTGCTGATGCTGCTTTTTGTGCTTTTGTTCCGAGAGTTAAACCATTTGCATATTCCTGTAAAGCATCTGCGGCTGCCATTTGCTGATTAGCCGTTTTGCCAAAAGCACCTCTGGCGTTTTTAACTGATTTAACAAGAGCCTCCATGTCTTGTCTGTAATTTTTTATTTCATTACGAGCACCTTTTCCTGCTTTACCCCCTGTATTACGAGGGTTCATTATATCTACACCACGAATTTTATCTATACTTGCTGTTAACTCATTTACTTTTCTTTTTAACCTATCAAGACCAGACTGCCCTCTAACTTTTAAATTTATATTTACACCGTAATCGGCCACAGCAAAAACAAAACTTTACTTTAGTGTACCGCTTTTAGCGTTTTCTTGCTTGTGATTTATTTTTTGCATCTTCATAAGCTTTATCTTCATATTCTTTCTTTAATTCGTAATAAGCAAGCCAATTTATGTATTCTTGTTGCGTTAATTTATTTGTAAGTTCTTGAATCGTCATTTTTAGCTCCGATGCTAAAAAAAACATAAAAAACCAATCGTTTCTAGCTTTTTAAATTTGCTTTCGCTTCCTCCAGTTTATATTCCGAACCAGAATTTAGCATTGCTAATTGAATTTCTTGTAAAACACCTGCGTTAATTTCTCTTCTCAATGATGCTTTATGACCATCTTGAAATAATCTTTTACCATCTTTGTCTAATGCTTTTTGAATCATAAGATTTAAAGCAAAATCTTCATTTGATGCAGAATCTCCAGACATTCCAACGATTGATTCTCTTTCTGCAATAGTTAATGGATTCCAATAAATTTCTAAAACAGTTTCTTCTTCATCTTTCAACTCATACAAATATTTTTGTTGAACACCAAATTTGTTCTTGAGAAGTTCTATTGCTTCCATAAATTTATTAGATTGCTATTCTATTATACTAGGCGTTTGCTGAAAATTGGCAAGATATTACTCCAATGAAATGACTTCTATCCTCTATTTCCAATGGAGTTGGACCATTAATATCTAAAACTCTAGGTTTACAGCTAAAAGTATCTGTATATCCAGAAGCATTTACTGAAGTTAAGCCATCAATAACTGTTTCACATATTTCAGACAAAACAGAAGTACCCTTTGATTTTGGAACGTAAACATTGCATTGAATTACTCCAGAGTAATAATCTGAAGCTGCTCCCTGATTTTGTAGAGTTGATTGAGTAAAATTTAAAGTCATCAAAATATATTTCTGAGTTTTTCCAGGAGTAGTAAAATGAACATTATCATAAACCATCGAAATGGTTGGATCAAGGTCTGAAACCTTATCTGTTACTGCTTTTTCAAAAGCTGCTCTTGTATTTACTAAAGTCATAATTCTTTAATACTTCTCCCTTCTGTTAATTTTATTCCAACTACTCTTCTTTGAGATCCAAAACCTGTTCCAGTTTGTGTTCCGAAATATATTTTACCTTTATCTGTCATTGTTTCTTTTATTAATTTAGCCATTTTCCCTTGAACATAACTTTGAATTTTGCCAGACTCTATAACGTAAAGAGAATATATTGCTCTGTTTCCAATATAAACAGGTCTTTTATAATTAAATATTCTATTACCCTCTCCAATCGGAAACCTTTGCTCAACAAAAGCTTTTGGTCTTTTTTGTTTACCTCTTTTCTTTTCTCTCCAATTTTTAAAAAACTCCTCTGATTTTTCTCTTTTAATAGTCGACCAGGGTCTAAAGTTTTCCACTTTATCTTTTGGAATAACTGCTGATGTTTGTACTTTCCAACTAGAAGCAAAAAAACCTGTCCATATTGGCATTGTGTCTGGCTTCTTTTTTAGGTTATTAGATAAACCAAGATGAACTTTGCGAAGCAGTTCATTAAAATCAACACTAATTTGAGTATCTAAATCTTTAGGTAAATCTTCTAAACGTCTTGTAGCCATTAGAACCGCACCAAAATAATAAACAAATAGACTTGTCCACCTCTTTTTGTATCAATATCAACTATCTGTGCAACACGATTTGAACCTGCAAAACTTAAAGTAATTTCATCATCTAATTCTGCTTGATTATCTCCTATTAAATCAGGTGTTAAATATAGTTTTGCTTGTCTCATTTCTTGAGCACTTTCTTCTTCTGAAGTAATAAATTCTATTGGTACTTTTAAATCTGAATATGTTGTATCTATTGTTATTTGTCTACCTGTTTCTACGTCATAACTAGATACTCCTTTCTTTGTATAAATAATAGTTGCATCAAGAGATGAACCTAAAGTTGCAACTACGCTTTTGGCAACACTTTTAAACAAACTATCTAACTGTCCTGCCATTATCCTCTAACCACTCTCATTTGAAAACTACCTGCTCCACCTAGCATATATGCTCCAAGATAACTTTGTAACCACGGGTAAACATCTAAAATATTATTTATAGAACCTGTTCCTTGACTATCCGTATTGTATTTAACCTGAAGATCTCCTAACTGTACTTCAGAAAAATTACCATCTTTACCAGTAGTTCCTGTAATAGCATCGGTATCATTTGCTAAAGCTCTAGCTAATTCATATTGTGCGTACTTAATATTGTTTGGAATAGTAGAACAACTTAATTCAACTCTATCTACTTGATAATTTGTTCTAGGAAACTT